CCCATTGGGACCTTGCGTCGCCGTCTGCTGCGGAGGGCGGGCAGAACTGTCCTCCGGCTCGAACGTGGCATTCAGCGCCTTGGTGATGATTTCGCTGGTCTCGTTCGGCAGTTGATACTTCCAGATCTCAGTCACGTCATCCATCGTCAGGCCAGGATGGTGATCCTGCAAGCCAGCCCAGAATATTTTTTGCAACGTGCTCAGGCGGAAGTTCTCTGGATCGTTCGCCAGCTTGACGATCTTGGTCGTGCTCATGTCCAGCATCTCTTCCAATTGCCGCAGCGCGTTGGTGGAAAAGTGCATGGTGTAACTGGACGCACCAGCCTTGAACTCGATATCTCCGCGCAAAGAGTTCGCCATCGCTACCTCAGTAATTGGTTGTGATCAGACCGGTCACCTTGATCGTGACCGTGGCCGTCATCTTGTCGTCTACGGGCGCTTCCGGCTCGTAGCCAGTGATCTCCCCGTTGAACGTCCAAGACATGCCATTGGAGAAGATGATCTGACAGCTGCGACGGCGACTCTCAGTGACCGGCGTGTTCATCCAGTCGAACAGGATTTGGTCAGTCTCGCTGCCTGGTATGAAGTTCATCTCGAACGAAGTCTCGCCTGGGTCGATCAACCCGCTGATGAACTCGCGGATGCGGCCTGGTGACTGCATGTGCGTGACGTCGACCTGATCCACCGTCAGCGACGGCGGAGTGATATTGCTGACTTCCGACAAGTACATGTAGTCAGTCGGCGACGAGCCGCTGTTGCCAACGCGAAAGAACGAGCCATAGCCAAGCAACGCGCTGCTTGCTTGACCTTCAGGAGGGGAGTTAGCCATCGGGTTGCTCCTTTGTGATCACTTCTTTGCAGCCAATCGAGCAGCCTTGCGCGCCGCCCGCGCCGCGGCTTTCTCTATCTCGATCCAGATATCGTCAGCCACGCTTTTCAACGCCGTCTGTTTGTTGGCGTCCCACGCTGGTCGTAGCGTCGGATGCGGCGTCATATTGACGGTTCCGAATTCTTCAGTGATTGCTTGTTTAAGCGCGCCGGGGCCGGCAAAGACTTCCACTTCGGATTCTTTTTGATGCTGCGACCGCTGACGCTTTGATAGCTTGTCGCTCACGCCAAAGGATCGTTGCAGCCGACCCGTCAATACCCGTGATGCCGCCCTGGCCTCATCGGCTATCGGTTGACCAGCCTTGATCAGTGCCCGCTTGATTACATTCTTCTGAGTGGCTCTCGGCAACTCGCCAAGCGCTTCCAGCGTATCGCTCAATCCTTCTACGATGAAAGCCTTTTTCGCCATATCAGTATTCGGCGAACTTGAAGAAATAGTCTCTCCGGCGGGCAAACAGTTTCGCGGTCGAATCATACTCGTCGCGACCTATGTCATGGAACACGCCATGGATGTTCACGGTTGACTGCGGCGAATTCGATCCATATGCGACCACGCCGCGAAACCCGCTCAGCGCATCAAAGCAGGCGTCTCCAAGCTGAGCCGACAAGTCGGCCGTTAGCGCCCAGCCGTCGATCTGATAGCGCGCACTGATCAGATTATCTGAGCTTCGCATGTTATAAGTCGTGTCTTCAGTCACCAGGAAATACACCACGCTTGGACTTGTGATGCCCTGCGGCAGCAATATCGGATAGACGCGCGAACCGCCGACCAGGCCGGACACAGTGGCGTTGTTGAGCAGTATCTGCCTGATTGCCGGGCGGATGTCTTTCATTTATGCGCCATTGCTGGAGCGAGCGATCTCGAGCCACTTGTTGAGCGCCCCACTGAAGAACAGCGTGATGGTGTCAGCTTCGTTGTCCAGGCTCATGTCGCCATTGAGTAGAAGATTGCCAGTGCCGTTCTTGACTACGACTGTGCGCGCGCTATTGATCGCGCGCAGTACCAGAAACTCACCAGCTACGCTTAGGCTAGGGTTGATCGTGTCTAGATCGTCCGAAGCGGCATCGCCCTCAGTATCAACGGTGTGAAAAGAACATGAAGCCGAGATAACACCAGATGCTATAGTTCTTTCTGTCTCACCCTGATATGCGAAGGTCGCCATTCCTATGCACAATAGTCGGCCTGAGACTATCGTATTAGTCGGCATTATGTTCAGTATCGTGCCGCCAGCCGTGAAGATGTCCATATCGCCAAGAGCCATAGTCGCCGACGGTACAGCATCATCGTAAACGCGGAACTTACTGGTGCCGCCCTTTTTGACATTGATGTAGTCAAATGCATTATTTCCAGCGCCCGTGGCCGCAGCGGCTTCGATCAACAAAAATCCGGTTGTATTGTTTGGTGGTGGCGTCGCGCTATCGCCCGCCGCACCATCGTCGATAAACGATGGCGTTGTTGGCGTCAGGGGTGCATTGAGTAAAAACGGGTATGTGTCTTGCGCAGCAGTCCCGATCAATCCCGTGGTGTTGGTCACGGAACCGCCCGCGACAGTGCGATAAACTCTGTAGCCCCCAACCGCGCCTTCTACAGGCGTCCAGGTAACCAGGTTATTATGTTCATCTACCGACAGATCATCAAATCCGGTAGTCGTAGACATGGCGTTGGATGCTTCCGACGTGATACCGTCCGCGAGCACCGCAACCACCTTATATGTATATGTCTTGCTGCCTCCCCCCGTGCATAGGTATTGCCCAAGACACCCACTTTGAACGCTGGTGATGGTGGGCGCGGCCACGGCCCGAATGTGCACGCGACCATTGATGCCGTCGCCAAGCGTAAGGTTATCCTTAAACTGCACCACGCCATCGCCTGTACGGATGGCCATGGTGAGATTAGTGGCCTCCTGCATGTCCTTTACGTTGAGGCCGATGTTGTTGACAGTATCCGCTTCAATTTTATTTTCGGCCCATAATGCGATGGCGTTTGCGGTAATAGCCTCTACTTTAATGCAGCCCGCAACACCGACTACTGTCTTTGATGCGATGTTTGCGACTACATCTTGATTGATATAAACGCGGCCGATAACACCTGAAACACCACCTGCCGTGTCAATCGGGTCAAATTCGTTTCCGGATGAATACCTGTTTGTAAAGACCGTAAACAGCCCACCGATGGCGCCATCGCCAACCACACCCGAGCCGCCAGGGTTGCCCATGGACGCGGTGCCCATCACCGCGCATACTGGATTGGTGCTTCCCGCAGCTCCCGTGCGATGCAGGCGATATGCGGAAAATCGCCCGCCAACTAGCCAGCCCAGAACAGTATCACTGTCTGACGATACCGTTGCGGAGACCCCGCAATACATTGAGGCATGATTGTCAACGTCGGTGCTAGGTGTGACCTCCGTATGAAACGATGGGCCAATAAATGCGATTTCCTCAGGCGTTGGGGCCGGGCCAGTATATTCCCAACGCAGGTCGAATGGAGATTTTATAATTTGGTCGCCAGCAAATTGGGTGCCCACATTGTCAAACGAGATTACATATTGAGTTGGGCTATCTTCGACATACAGCGCCCCAGTGCCGCCGTTGTCAGCTTCGGCGGAATTTCCCCAACCGGATGCAGAGCGGATCGCAAACCCGCCAGGAGTATTGCCAAGCGCCGTGTCGAGATCGGCGTCGAGATTATCGAGGCGGCCGTCGAGCGTAGTCGCCGCAGTCTCAAGAGCGCCAAGCCGATTCTCAGCATCCGAGAATCCGGCGTTGATCTTACCGCCCGCAACCCTGAGCGTGTCGCCGGTGTCGTCGTCCGGAGCCGCGCCGATGTTGATTGGATCGTAGCTCATGTCTCGGCATCCATGGTTATCTCGGTGGAATCGAACGTCGTGTCTTCCGAGTCGAATGTCACAGAGGCTTCACCCTCAGCTATAGGAATTTCTCCAGCAGCATAAGCATCAACTTCGATGCCAACGCGACGGCCTATTTCACGAACGTCAGTGATGTTAAAATAACGGCCGTCGAACAGGATGCGGTCTTCGACTGTCACGCCCTTCACTGCATTAGACCAACGGAAAGCAAACGTCTTGACCGCATAGCCGACGTTCTGACGCGCCGCGAAACGCTCGGCCCCGGCGTTCTCGCGCTTCTCTGCCCACACTGTCGCCACATCCTCCCACGTCACGACCTCCTCGCCGCTGTCGCTGTGCGAGAGAGACTGCCCCTGGATCGTGATGCGGCGATCGAGATTCTCAAATCGCATTGGGCTATCCTACTCGCGGTCGACGGCCAGACTGCGTGTTGCGACGCGAGCCTGCTTGCGTGTTGCTGCGCAAGCCAGCCTGCACGTTGCTGCGCGAGCCCAGCGGTTTGTTGAAGCGAACGGAAGCCTGCTGATTGTACCGAACAGGATTTGGATACTGCGGCCCGAGTATTGTTCCTGTTCTGCGGACTGCAATTCGTATTGTGGGCGCGAAAGTCGTGAGCGTGAGATCGGCCGCGGCTGGCGCGTAGGTCACCAGCGTCGGCGCGATAGTAGATAGCGTCAGTTGCCCAGCATCAGGCGAAACCGAAAGCGTCGCTGTTACTGACGGCGCAACCGACGTGAGCGTGAGTTGCGACGACGCCGGGGTCTGATTGACCTTAATGTCGACTGACGGCGCAAAAGTCGAGAGCGAAAGCTGCGCCGCAACTGGCTGGAACGTGATTGCGACGATTACTGACGGCGCAACGGAGGTAAGCGTAAGCTGCGCCGCATCGGGTGTTTGGTTAACCTTGATGTCGGCAGACGGAGCGACAGTCGAGAGTGTAAGGTTGGCAGTGGCAGGAACGATCGGCCCTGCAACAGTGGATAGCGTCAGCTGACCAGCGGCTGGCTGGATCGATATCGCCGCAGCGGCCGGCGCGCGCACCCTGATCCAGGAGACGACCGCGCGCGAGCCGGCCCCGCCCAAAACAACAACAGGCGCAGTGCCTGAGAATACAAACTGCGCCGCATCGGGAGTCTGGAAATAATCAACGTCGACGGACGGAGTGGACGGCGAGAGCACAAGATCGGCGCGCGCCGGTGACAGTAGCGTTGCGAGCACCGCGCTCGGCGCGACTGTCGAGAGCAGGAGATCGACACGTGCAGGAGAAATTGTTTGAGCGTAAACAACGCTCGGCGCGGCCGTCGAAAGAGTGCTGTCAACTCTGGCCGGCGAGATATTTGTGTCTTGAACGAAGTTAGCTGAGACAACACGCGTGCCGGCGCCAGACGCATTGCCGACGCGCATGTTAACATCGGAATTATTGTGACCGCCTGCGCCTGTCCTTTCCCAGGCAAGCTGAATGAAAATATATTCGTTGGTAACCGAGAATGCGCCGGGATTGAATGTCGCGACCGTAGTCTGCGTCGTGCCGGTTTGCAGACTGCTGATCGACGTGCCGGCAGTCTGTTGACCTGAGGTTATCTCAGTTGCGCTGCTGCCATTTGCGTTCGCACTTCGCAGCAAACGGCATCGGATGCGGCCTGAACAGCCGGTTGCCGTAGTCGCCCGCGCAGCAAAGCGGACTTCCCAATTCGCCGACGCAAATGAGCCTGTGTATGTGTTCGCAGAACGAAAACAGTCGCCTGTCGTTGTGTCGATTGTGCCGTCAGGATCGGTTGTCGCCGTGAATGTAGCGAGCGCCTGCTCAACCTGCGAATTTAGCGGTGAGTGATTACCAGTAGCGTTACCGGCAATCCATCCTGTTACCGGCGATGCGGTGACCTCGGTCCCCGGATCGGTTTCCGACATCTGTTGATGGACATCGGCCAAGGACGAAGTTGCGTACCAAGTTAATGCGGCCATGGCTCATTTTTCCAACTGCCATGCCTTGGCATCCTGCGCCGCGCGCCGCCCCGCTTCCTCGAACTTCACATGCGAAGTCCAGCGGCCGAACTTGATGCCCCACCTCCGCAACAGCGGCCCAATGTCGTGGGTCGAAATAATTTCGCCGTCGATCATGAAATAATGATCGGAACCGCAGTGCGAATTAATCGTGTCCCCAATCTTCTGGATAATGAATAGCACACCATCGCTCGGCGCGCTCTCGAACGGGCCGTCGGTCGACTCGAACGTGCGACCGTCGTCATAATAGATGCGCCACCTATCGGTCACGGTACATCCGCCTCAATCTCGATCAGCAGATCGTCCATGTTGCCGATGGACAGGAATTCCGGCGTGGTCAAAGTATACAGTCCATCTGTGAACCCGACCGACACATTGAGATGGCTCCACGAGGCCCTGGTGTTGGTCAGCTCCTTCAGTCGGAAATAGAGATCAATCGTGTCGGTGTTGATGTCCTTGCCATACCGATAGAATATTTCGAAAGGCTCAGTGATCGGGCCGCCGGGATTGCTCAGCGTCATCCGGCAAATATCGTTGACCGGCGTGATGCTCGACTTGATATAGTCGAGATCGCTGGCGACCGCCTCGTCAACCGCAGCGTATAGATCCGGGCCGCCGTCCTGATCGGTCCATCCGCCGTCGAGATCGTCGCCGTCAGGGTAAAGGTAGACGTAGAGCTGCGAGACCAGCGAGCCGCCAAGCGGAGCACCACCTAGCGGCGCAAAGCCCGGCATCGCCTAGAACTCCCATCAGCCAACTGGACCAGGACCGCCAAGACCAGGACGCATCGGCCGACCGGCGCGCAACTGCTTGATCATCTGCAACGCCATCTGCGCCTTCATCGTGTCGGCCGGCTTCAGTTGCTTTTCGATTTCGCGAATCTGATTCTGCAACGTGTTGCGCTGCGCAACCAACGCATCGTATTGCTTCTGCAAATCCTCCGTGCCCGGCTTTGGCTCCGCGAGCGCAGCAAGATCGGCTTCAGCTTTCGCGAGGATCGCGTCAACTTCCGTGCTCATGTTCCCTCCTAAGTCAGCGCTGCGCTCTTGACCAGCGTGCCGCTTTTGTTCGCATAAAGCCTTACATCGGTCCCGTCGTCGATGACTGACCACGACCCAGGAACAAGGTCATCAGCAATAACGGCGCCAGACTTCACCTTGGTAGCGAACATATCCATGATTCTAGAGTTTGTTCCGATAAAACTGTTTGGAATATCTATGATATCATTCAGGGGCACACCACCACCGAAATCAGTGATTGCACTATTTAGGTCACAATATGAGTCACCCTTGGTAAGTGTAAACCCATTAAGGGTGATCCCATCTAATGACATACCTGCAAAGGCATCTGAATAAGAATAAATCAACGGCGTTGTGTCGTCCGCCAATTCGATAGTTGAGCCACTCACAGTCAGTATTGCTTTGTACTCAGCATCAAGAATATAAGGACTACCTCCGTTCAGAATAAACTGATGGCTTTCATGGTAACTGAACGAATTAAAATAAGATACTATGCCAGCGCCACCTGATTGAACGACGCTTGTGCAATTAACCGTATACAAAAAGGACTGCGCCAATGATTTCCAGCAACCATAAGGACCAGACGCTTCCGTTTCATCAGCAGTTATTCCAAAAATTTGCCAAGCACCACCCTGCACAGAAACGACACCAGAAAGCACCGTACTAGGCGGAGTAGTAGTCGGCTTGATCACAACATCTGCCGCATTTAGCGTAGACGAGTGAATCGTGACTATAAAGGAAAATATTGGAGTTGTTTGCAAATCGGACGGAAAGCCGATGTAAGGATAGAGGACTACGAACTCATCATAAATCCCAGGCGCGACGGATATTCTTATATTAGCGTGATACTGAATGATAATCGCGATGCAGACTTCGTTTACGGCTCGCTGGATGGTAGCGAACGCAGTACCGGTCGTGAGACCGTCGTTGCCGTCATCTCCCGTCGAGCCATCGACGTGGTAAGTGCGATCGGACGTGACGACCTCTTGTCCGATAACGCGCAGCACACCACTATCGTTAGCGTAGAGCGCGTGGGTATCTGCACTCGTGTTATGAATGATCTGCGACGTGTTCGGAGCAATGTCACCAACCACGACCGCACCGGACTTCTGCCGAACCGTGGTCATGCCGTTGAAGTTGGAATTTTTCGTTGTCGTAATCGTGGACAGATCGACTAGATCAGCGATGAATGTTCCGGACTCCTGCGTGAAAGTAGAATTTAGATCAAGTTCCGACGCCGCCTTCGTGAGCGTGAACCCATTCAGCGTCAGACTGTTTAGCGATGCAATACAGGCTGTGTCGTAGTAATTCTCAAGCGCCTTGATCGTGGCATTGCCAGTCAGTTCCAAATCTATAAAAGCGTGCAAGATTCCACGGAACGCCGCTGAGAGCAGTACGAAGCTGCCCTCGCCGAACACAGTAACTGCCGCGTAGATGTACGAGTTGAAGTAACAGAGGAACGCATAGGCTCCGTCCGTGCGAACACGACAGGCTGTCATGTAGAGGAATGCCTGATCCTCACCTAGCACGCAGTAGAACGCAGGTGTTCCTGTCGCATCCATTGTTATAGAATCTAGATTCCATACTCCGCTCTGCGCAGTGACCACGGCACCTAGAGTATTTATCGGAGCAGTGGTCGGCTTGATTATAACATCCGCCGCATCCAACGTGGACGAGACGATGTACACCATGTAGGTATTTTCATAGGCTGGATAGCCCATGTACTGATAAAGAACGAGCCACTCGTCATACGTTCCTGGAGCTACGCTTATTCCCACCACGGCCGGATATCGGATCACGATTCTGGTGCAGACTTCGTCGACCGCACGCTGAATTGTTGCAAACGCCGTGCCGGTCGTGAGGCCGTCGTTGGCGTCATCGCCAGTAGAACCATCGACATGGTAAAGGCGGTCGGACGTGACGACCTCCAGACCGATAACGCGCAGCACACCACCATCGTTAGCGTAGAGTGCATGGGTATCTGCACTTGTGTTGTGAATAATCTGCGATGTACCCGGTGGCAGATCGCCGACAACAACAGCGCCGGCCTTAGTCCTAATGCCCTGAGCGCCGTTGAACACAGAGGTCGCATCACAATAAACCAGTGACTCGTCCAGCCCGGAAGCGTAATCCGTAACAACGCTCGACCCAATAATATAGCAAACATTGCCGGCGATCGTGTATGCTCCTGAGATTCCGGTTATTCCAACTTCTGAGGAATTTTCGCAATCAATCAGATAATCTATGGACGGCGAGTCCTCGAATGTCACGAAGCCAGTGAACAAAATTGCACACCGCGCATATGATGCAAAGATGACGTAGTGAGGACCACCATAAATTGTCGGGGCTTGAATGTTGCACAGGCTGCCGTCCTCGATGTCAATCACATAAGTGTAGTCGGCTGTGCACCGGAAGCCGGCGCTGAAATAATTCCGGGTGCGTCCAAGATTTAGCACGCAGCCGCCCTTACAGCCAACCGCAAAAGCGCCACCGCCGCCTGTCACGGGATCGAAATCAACGTTTGCGAAACTCCAGATCGTTTGACCAACGACGGTAAGAACACCCATCGTACCGGTTGGCGGCGATCCAGTAGGCTGAATGATCGGCATCGAGGTTCCCGTGCCCACAATAGAGACACCGAAACCGTCGCCTGTCGTGCCGACCGTTTCTCCGCAACTGAGATATTCGTCATAGATGTTGCCATCGCCCGCCACGAACACTTGCAACGTTTGGCAGGACGGTTCGATGGCGATGCCGTTGACGATCAGATCGATGGCGCGATTGATGGTTGCAAATGCTGTCAGCGCCGTCAGACCGTCGTTGTCGTCATCGCCAGTCGCGGCATCGACAAAATAATCACGATTCTCAGAAAGCGTCTGTCGGAAATCTCGCGACAGGTCGGTCATCATGACCTTGGGCGCGGCCGAGAAATTGACCTTGGCGTTGGCGTTCGATGAACTCGTTACGTTGCGGACGATCGTGTCGGTCCCAGTGTCCCAGACTCCAAAGCCTTCTTCGTGCTGCGTCTCGTCATCGCTGGTGGCGACATAACTATAGATGAGGCCATCAAAGACGGCCGGATTTACGCAATCAGCCGGCGCATAATATCCGGTCAGCGCCGACGCGACGACGAAATCGCCCAGACCATTGGACGTTGCGCGCCACCAGCACCTGTTGAGCAGAGGCATCGAGCAGCCTCAATTCAATTCGAAGATACCGTTGGCGCTCGGCGTGATCGTCAGCGTGTTGCCGGTCGTGATCGTGAATTGCGCCGTGGACAATTGCGATTCGACCAAGAGCTTGCGATTGGCTGATGTGCCGTCGGCGCGCCAGATCACTGCGAACTTTACGTTCGCGATGTTACCGCCAGCCGCCGTCCAAACCAGTGCCGCCGCATTGAAGCGATATTCAGACGTTGAGGCACCGGTTGTCCAGGTGACGCTCGTCAGCGGCTTGCCGGATGACGAATAGCCGTTCGCCTCCGATACCTCATTGCTGACCGATCCTTTGACAGTCAGGTTGCCGACTGACGCGGCATTAGATGCCGACGTGTGCAGCGACATATTGAATGTGTGACCGTTCAAGTCGATGTCGGCGCTGCCGATGTATTTCTTCGCGGTGTAGTAAAACGTCCACGCGCCCGCCGCCATGATTCAGTCCTCCTGCTCGATTTGCAGCTCAGCTCCGGCCTGCATGATTGCGGCGAGCAAGCCATCGCCGTGGATGCTCAACCGGAACATGTCGCCGCGCTTCCGGATCAAGTCCAGGAACGTATG